GGGCAGGTTCAAGATTCCGCAGACAACATGCAGGCGATGCAAAATTATGCTGCTGTGACGGCGAAGCGTTTACGGTCAGGTCCTCTTGGCAATCAGGCTCATGGAGCTAAAGTTTTTAAGAGAACGTACTGATGACGAACAACGAAAAGTCATCGTTTGATTGGGCTGATTGGATTGAAAGATCTGTTTGGACTGCGATCGAAGCAGGTTTAGCGGTAATGGTTGTTACTGATGTTTCTTCGTTCAAAGCTGCGGGTGCGGCTGCTGCCGCAGCTGCTATTGCTGCTGTGAAGTCTTTAGCCAAAGCGCGACTCAATCGCTAAAAATGGACAATTTACTGGTGGCTTTCGCCAAGTGGCACAAGGACGAGGGCGTCGAGGTCGAGCAAGAAATCGAAGACGAAATTACGAAAACACTTCCGATGTTCGACTCGGCCGATGGAACCCATTCTAAATGGGTGACACCGTTCCCTGGTGCTTCAGAATCTTTAGGGGTTCTGTTGATGCTCAGCGAAGATGAGTGCGCCGATCTCATGTGTGCGTGGGAAGAAGCTCAAGAAGGCGATATGACTTCAGGGGCTTTCATCGCAGGTTGGCTCGCCCACTTCATGAAGTTCATCGACACTGCCTGTTCCTAGAAGAGTTTCATAAAGATCAGCATCTGCAACAACTTTTTCTGTTACCCGCTCAATCATAACATCACGCCGTCGAGCCAAAGTAGTTTTCGGTATGCCCGTATACATCGAAGCAATTCTGAGACTGCAATTCGCAATCATTAACGTCTGAACAGCAGCAGCGTCTGTTGAATCAAAACAGCAATCAGTGACAATCTCTTCAAATTTTTCGTATGCCTCTGTCAATTTTTTTGACCACTCATCTGGAGGTAACGGTTGAGGAATCCACCACTCCTGAGTTGGGTCTCTCAGATACAGTCGAGAAGCTCGCCGTTTAGCTCTCGTGAAAGTTCTTGAAATAGGGTAGTTAGACAGGGGCACTGTAAACACCCCAAGGAAGTTTCGCACTCGTAACTCGCAGTGCGGCTTTCCCTCGGAGTGTGTCATTTGACGTATCGAGTCGTTCGATACGTCCATGCTGTCGGTCCCATAGCTCGAATGCCGCATCGAGCGGCATCCACAATCCTTCTTCTTTTGGTCGGGACCACAACCAAAACCAGACGGGATGTGTCGCATCCCATTTCGCGAGCTCTACTAACTTGCCGAGCTTCAACAAAATACCTTTGGAGCCAAATCCTTGGATCTCAACAAACGCTTTCGGCAACAAATAATCAGGCGAGTGAGCAACAAACTTTGGCAGATTCTGTACGCCCCAACTGAGCGGAGGGCGATCTAATCCGAATCGGAGAGGGGGCGACGGGAGATGCTCATGCAACTTCTCGAAATGCCCCTCGGCTTCTGCTGCCCATCCACCATTCCAACGATCATTGAATGGCAAGGTCGAGAAGCCGCTCACAGCTTTATTGCGTCAATCCTTTGCACAAGCGAATCATTTTTGAATGCTCCGCCTGTCGTCCCTCGGTTAATGTTTTCTGAAAGATTGCCTAGCTGCAACCCATCAAGTGTGAGCTTCAGCAGATTATCTACGTCCCCGCCCCATTTCTTTGCAGGGTGTTCGATTGGGTTCACCCAAATCGACTGGCCTTCAGCAGTGTAAATGACCGTCACGTTTACGGGCACGTCATATGTCGGGTTCCCCGACAATGCCCAAGTATCTCGAATGCATTGCTCAGCGTTCAACGTTGCTTCAGGCGTGTAGATCCGTCGGCGAGAAACTCGAGGACGTTCTTTCGGTTTGGGTCTGCTAGAGACGTGAATAAAATGGCCTTCAAGTTCCATTTAAAGTTCCTTGGTCTGTTTCAAATCGTCGCCGAGCCGCTGTAGCCAGGTCGATGTATTGCTGATGGGCATCTGGTCGTTCAGTGAACTTGCGACCCCAGCGCGCATCCCACTCGGATAGCTGACTCGCTGTTTCTTGAATATCGAACCCTGATCGGGCAAGACCTATACCGAGAGTGAACATTGATTTAGATCTGTCGATCTTCCCGTCGATCATCTGCGGGCCGTTGTCCCAAATATCTTGACTGATTTTCTTTAACACTCTTTTATGTTTCCAACTCGTTCGTCGAGTCGGAATTGGCGACGGTGGAACTATTTTTGGTGCCAAACTTTCCAAAGTTTCTAACTGCTCGGCTGACACTCTGGCAGCCCAAGCTTGCTGAACGAACTCTTCCAAACTTAAAGTCCAAGAGCCCTTACGAACTAGCTGTCGACCTACCCGTCCAACACCTGGATATGGGAGACGGATACCGTTCCCCCAACCTCCCGATGGTCGTTTCGTCTGCTTCGGGTACACCTCATCGATGCCAGCTTTCACGATCAAACAGGCAGCCATCAAACTGTTTCGCATCAGTTTCGCAGAGACAGGTTCTTTGGCGTACACCCAGAGATGTGCGCCTTTGCTTCGGGAGAGTTCTGTGAAAGATTCAATGTTTTGTTGCTTCAAAACTTCGGTCACGTTCGCTGCATGAATCAGTGAGTATTCGTCTCCGATGTCCCAATCGATCGCACCCCACATCACTGTTGGTGGGTCTCCTATTAGGGGGTAAACACCTAGTGGGTCTTCCCCGTAAAGGTGTTCGTTGATGTACGTCAGATAGGCGTCACCTTGGAACCCTGTTGGGTTCCCGTTCGGATCTTTCCTGGGTCGGAAGTTATCGCCAGCGTCAGCGACACCTCCCCCTTGGTGTAGTTCAGCGAACCGATGCACAATTTCGGACGACATCAGATCGGCTCAAGATCTTGCGTATATTCGCATATGCGGCCAGTGTCTGGGTCGATGTAATATGTGAGGTCGTCCCGTAAATTCCCGCGTTTATTTTTAACCAAATTTATGTTGATTGAGTTCTCATGCCAGCGTTTCTCAGCGGCCGTCAAATCCGTTCGGTCACGTTGCCTATAAATTTCGTACGCGAAGATTGCTTCTTGTTCCCCACCGAATCTTGAGGAGTACAACCCTGACGCTTCGCCAACTGCCCCCGACCGTCCTTGCTGATGAATGAGAACTAAAGGGATGTCTGCTTGCTTGGCCCAAATTTTCATCCCTTGAGCTTTGGCTATGACTCCTTGGGAGTCAGACGCCCCCGCCCCACCAAACAATTCCAAATAATCAGCCACTGCCAATGTGGCAGGCATCTTCCAATAAGTTTCCGCCTCAGCCAGCACATGGTGCATCTCCTCAAAGCTTGGGGATGCATCATAAATTAAAACTTTATCTAAATACCCGCCTGGCTCTGCGAGTTCTTTAATGTGAGCGACAAGCGGAGGGTCTCCCTCTCTCATCTTTTGCTCAACCAAACCGCTGTTAAGTCCGAACATCAGGCTGTACAGTTTCGCGACGATTAATTCTCTCGGCTCGTCAGGGCTATAAATAAGTATGCGAGCTTCGTCGTTGCCTAGCAAAGAATTCACTACAGCATTAAAAACAACTTGACTCTTACCCATGTGGCTGCGACCGAAGAACAATGCGACTTCCCCTCGCCCTAATCCACGAGTCATCAAATCGAGCCTGGTTAAACCCAAATGCCAACGCGCTTGAGGGTTGGTCGCATAATCGATCCAAGACTCAACCGCGCTGGCAGTAGGTTCTATCAGTTTAAATTCGGGCACCGACTCTGACTCGGTCAATCCCACTCGGGAAGAGGAAGACGCATCACTAGTACTTGAGTTCCTTTCGGAAATCAATGATGCGATCTCGAGTGGCGAGATCAGAGAAGGTGCCTCCATCTTTTTAGGCGGATGCTCGCATTAAACCTCTGAGAGCGTTAACCGCTTCAGTTTCATCCGCATAAGCTTGCAGCCCTTGAGGGGTGTTGAATGATGTTGGCATCGAGTCGCCCCAAAGACCTTCATCGGCGAACTGGGTCGAAGTCTTTTTGATTCTGAAATCTGGGCCACGACCCCCACCACTCTTAGCTCTTGAATCTCCCCAATTGTCGAATCCAGATTTAGGATTGTTATAAAGGAAATCCCATTTATCTTGATACTTGGACGTGGCACCGCTCGGCAAAGTTACAGGCGCTGGAGCCGTAGCTAAGGGAGCAGAAGGAACGATGGAAAGTGGCGGTGCAAGACTTGGAGCGCTTTTTTCTTGCTCCGAATCAATATCAAGAAGAGCCGAATACACTGCCTCCAAAATTTCGTAGAAGTCGCCGTTCCTGACGAACTCAGGGCCATGCCCATGCAGGATCTCCCCAGTTATTTTGCCCGCCGTCTGGCGAACAATCGAATTTTCTCTATTCATACTTTCTCCATTTCTTTCTTATTTTTTTTACGATCAATAGGTCGGCCATATGTTTCGACGTCCGCAGTCAGATAGCGTCCTCGGCAATCAGCCCAGGCAGGGCACCAGTCCTGCGAACAGAACCAGGAATCCCATTGCTGCGGAAGCGCAGGCAAATTAGCTTCAAGGGTGTAAGCCAGGTTCAGACACATCGCTATGAGTGCCTGATGCTCCTGGCCTTGACGGCCCATATGAATCCAAGTCGGCTCAGGCTTATTCGTTAAATGGCAGAGACTGAAGTTATCTATCTGCAATGCGAACGAGTAAACATTCGATTGAAGATTGGAACGGCGATAGATCCACTCATCTCGAGGAGCACCCTTCGGGTTTTTCCAATCAATGATCCTCGCATCAGGATCTCCTGGCGTGCCCTCCACCCAGTCGGGAGTGCCACTGAAATAAATCTTCCGATCATCATCTTCGTACGCCAAAACTTTGAACTTCTGTTCGACGCTGCTCGGCCGATTAAGAATCGGCAAAACCTGGTCGTACCAAACGTTGAGACGTTGACTAATTTGCTCCAAGATAGCTTCAGGTTTCGCTCGCCATTTCGTGTCAGGAATTGCTGACTCTTCCTCGAAGCAACGCTCACCCAACTCGAGGACAGTGCTCAAAGGCATCTGAGTATTTGAATGCATCCATTCCAAACCGAATGCCTCAATCGTGTTGTGAACAGAATTACCTCGAACGAAATCCGAATTGTTTTGTTCATCAACAATCCCAGCATGCTTCCTTCTCGCATACTCGGGGCACTTCCAGACATCATTCAAGAATGATTGTCTGAAGCTATGTATGTGTTTCGGTTTCTGCATTATGTCCTCAACTGTAACGTTACCGTTACTAAGCTAGTGTGTCTAGCATTAAACATAATTAGAGGGTGGGACAGTCCCCTGACCTGGGCTCGCGCTAGCGCTAGCTGCTCTCGGCGTACAGTTCTAGCTGTAAAAAGCGGAAGGCCACCCATCGGGGGTGGCCGTCCTAGCGTTGTCTACGCAAGTAGATTCTAACGAGTTGTCAAGTATCTGTCAATGACATGTGCCGATCTGTAACGATTATTTAAATGCTTTCAATTCTTGCTCCAGCATCTCAATCTTGTATCTCAACTTGCCAATCTCTTGATTGGCTTTAGCCAATTCAGAGAAAGCAGTCTTCTCAAGCTCGTCAGTTCGAGCGGCCAGAGGTGTGCCCTGCCTATTAGGGTTAATCCCTGCTCGTCTCAACGCGTTATAGAACCTGGTCCTAGAGAGACCTGTACGTCTCAAAACTACGTCGATCGGTGCCTCATCCAGATACAAAGCAATCGCATACTGCTTCAAATCTTTGTCAGGTAACGAGTAAATTGCTTTATCGGTTTTGTTCGATAATTTTTCAATTAGTTCTTTAAACTCGACCACGGATACTCCTCTCAATGAGTCTTTCAAGCTTTGCTATATTCTCGTTAATTTCTGGCTCGAGAAGCCCATCGACAGATGGGATGACAGCCTGAAATAAAGAAATGATCATTTCCATAACTTCAACAGTGTCCACGTCAGAGTACGTCGGAGTCGTATGGACCGCTGCCGTAGTCTCCTCATACTCGATCATGGAATGATTAAACTTCTTGCATCGGTTAACAATCTTGTCGAAGTCTTGACGTTCAACATCGGCGCCAAACCCATAGACAACATCGCTTCCAAAACGGCGTAAAAGCACCGCACGGAATTTGTCTTGAATCGGATATACGACAGCCTCAACAGTTCTATTCGCTTGAGCCCTCGACTCTCCATTCAAAAAAGTTTTATCGCGAGTTTCCTGCATGTCAGAGACATACAACTTACCCGTCCGAAAGAGCTCTTTCAGATCTTTACTAAGCGCAGCGTTCGTATATAAAACCCGATCAGTTGATTCTTGATAGCAGATTTCAATCACCATCGAATTCCCGAACAAGGTGCCTGCTCGCTCCGACCAGTTATCGATGCCCGATCTGATAATAACTTCGCTTTTATGTACCCGCCGTTCCAATTCATCAGTTTTAATCGTTTGCATTAGTTTCCTCCTTCAAAATTCTTGCAGTAATCCGATCCATCGCAGCTATATCTTGCTGACCCTCATCAATCAGTTGGCGATTCTCCACCAGTTTTTGGGTCAAGATTTCTTGCAAAGGAATCGAATGAGCAGCCTGCGGCTCCAAATACCGCTCGACCGAAAAACCGACACTTCTCAAGGCAGGCAAGTACTTCCTGTAATCGGCCTCATCACGCTCGATACGAATATAAGTGCCCCAAGGAATATCCATGCGGCGAGCCAACTCAGAAGTAGTCTCTCGCAAAGTCTCCTTCCTAAAAATTCGCAATGCTGCCCCCAAAGTTAAAAATTTCCCCACTGACGTATTCATAATGCGATTGACCTTAGCATCATTGTCGTCTGTCACGCTGAGATTCCTTCCAAGAGAAATTCTTCCAAACCTTCACTCAAATCCACATAGTAAGTGGTCGTCGTTTTAACATCAGAATGACCCATCAAAGAAGAGACCTTCTCAATAGGCAACCCCGCCTGATAACAGTTATGCCCAAACGAATGACGCAAATCATGAGGAGTGAAAGGCAACGAACTGTCATTCCTGCCCTGAGAAACCCACCCATCAGGATTCCAATAGAAACCCTGCAACCTGCGAGTCGACTCAGGCTCACCCCCATTAGGATTCGCAGCAATCAAATGACCCTTCCGATGCTGCGCCTCATCCATCAACTCCTGGAAATCAAACCAAAACTTCGGGTTACCATGACGATGCGCTAGGAACTGCCCAGCAGCACGCCAAGGATAACTGGCCTTCTCCTCACCCCGCCGAGTCCGCTTCCGCTCCACATTCAAACGATCCCCAGCAACATGAAACGTTTTAAGTTTCATGATCTCATGGGCTCGAAGCCCATTGAACCAGCCAAGCCCTAAAGCCAACTTCAACTCAGGCTTAAAAGAATCAAACGGCAAAGAATAAAACTCGTCCTTCTCTACCCAACGTTTCAACCGCTCATTGATCTTAGGAATAGCATCTTTCAAACGAACGCCGAAATCTTTTTCCAGCTTCTCATACCTGTACGCCCAATTATAAAAAGAGCGCAGCACATTCAAATGATTCTTAATCGTGTACGAAGAAGGAGCACCGTTCCTTCGACGACGATAAGCAAACTCAACCATCGACTCATCTGTCGGCGCCAAATGATTAGCATCAAACAGCACCCAATGTTTCAGCACATGTTTCAACGAATGCATCGTCGCATCGGTCGCCTCAGTGCGCCGTTTCCTTTGCAATAAATATTCGTCAACAAGCGCTTCAGCGCTCACCGACCTCGATAACTGATCCATAAAATTCTCCCTCGGGAATTGGTCAACGAGAGAAAAAAGAAAAACAGCAGATTGTGGGCGCTACAGGACTCGAACCTGTGACCCCCTCCTCTGCGGAGACTCTCCACATTTCCCTCTAATGTCAAGCATACAGCAAACGATTTAAAATGTGTAGATCATCCGCACACACAACTCCGTTGTGTAGGGAAACGCTGACTGCTTAGATGCTTAGCTTGGTGTCGCTGCTGTGTCGCTGTATCGCTGCTGCCCGTCGATGCGTCGTTGCGCTCCTTCGACGAGGCCAGCGACGCCTGCAGATTTCTTCAGGCGGTAAATGTTTGATCGATGCACTCCGCATTCGTTCGCTAAATCGATGTCTGACATGTGTCCGAGTTGGCTCACTGCGTGGACGCGTGTCATAGCTACTGTTGATCGGAGTTCGGATACTACGTCGACCATCTGGGACGCGATACGTAGCTGCTCGAGTGGGTTGTCATCAAACTCGTCTGTTATCCATCGGTCGATTTTGTTGATAGCTCGTTGGGCTTCTTTAAAATTCATTGCGGCTCCTGAACGGGATCACATTTGATGGTAGTTCCTCTTCGCTAATTTCCTCGCGCATTAAATCAGCAATTAAGAAACTGATCTTCTGAAATGTTTCTTCTTGCTGCGATGCGAGAAACCCGAGCGTCTGAAACTGATCAGCAATTGAGGTCAGTATTTCTTTTTGAGAGATGGGAGTTCTCTCCCCACCGAGGGACGGATGGAGAGAGAACAACCCAAGATCGTTGTCATCGTTCATAAGGAATCGCCACACAATCTTTAGCGTCGCAACAATTGGCGTGAACGTCTTCGCCCAGCAAATTTGTGTGGCGGTGACGCCACTCAAACTCGGAGAACGTTATATCGCAGTGATGACACCTAGGTCTTAAATATGAGGGAGGTCTTTGTTGCTCTCTTCTATTTTCGGCGTACATGTAAACGCTGGTGGCGAATAGTCCGATGATCGCCATCGGGATGATGATCCAAAAAAAGAAATGCATAATCCAAGGTTCAGTGCAACCGATCATACGTATCCCCTGGCTTTCATGAACTGTTCCTTCGTGAGGCAGTCAGGTTGGGCTGTCAGTTGCAAATCTTTTTGGAATCGTTCTTTCCGAGGCTGAGTGGACTCTGTCGAGTTTCTCGCATGATGATTAACGCGATAAATGCCTTTACGGCGTTGTGAGTTCATGTAACTTCTATGAGCGGTCTGGCATAAGCCACAACGGCAATTCTCTTCCCATCTTGCTTGGGTCCCATGCAAAGAGTTCATTTACTGTCTTCTTCCTCGAGGCACCTGGCGAACTCTTCTGCTGCTTCTTTATCGCGCTGCCAGCCGCGCATCACTCCTTCTTCCGTGATGGCCCAGCCACCTATCGTGGTGCCCGCTCCTGCGAACACTGGCTGTTGAACTACCTCAAACTTTGTCACACATGCCCCTCATGCTAGGTATATAAGCAGTGTAATGGTCTTATACCGATGACGCAATAGTTTATGGGACAGGCAACACCTGTCGGTGATGGATCATGTAGTGATGTACTCGGGTGGAAAAGCCAGTTTCCTTGCAGCAATCAGAGTGAAAGAAAAATATCCCGACTCGAACATTGTGCTCATGTTCTCTGACACCAAGACCGAAGACGCAGACCTCTACAGGTTCCTCCGAGAAACCGCCTCACAACTAGACCTCCCACTTGTGGAGCTCTCCGACGGCCGAGACATCTGGGAGGTGTTCAGAGATAACAAGTTTCTGGGGAACAATCGTGTCCCAGTTTGCTCTCGAGTCCTCAAACAAGAAATCAGTGCGCGCCACATCAAAGAGTTTTACGAACCTAGCGAAACAACTCTACATTTCGGTATCGATTGGACGGAGGCTCATCGAGCCGAACGGATACCCAAACTGTGGGAGCCGTACCACGTCGACTTCCCTCTTCTATGGGACCCAGTAGCAGACAAAGAAGAAGCCGCCTCACACCTAGACCTCATGGGCATCAAACAACCCAGGCTCTACGACCTCGGAGCCCCTCACAATAACTGCGGAGGGCTATGCGTCAGAGCAGGCCACGGCCACCTTAAGTGGGCACTCGAAAAGATTCCCGACGTGTACGCCCAATGGGAAGCGAAAGAACAAGAGCTTAGGCATCACCTCGATGCAGATGTGGCGATACTCCGAGATCGACGCGGGGGCCAGACAAAGCCGATGACCTTGAAGACATTCAGAGAAAGACTGTTTGCTGAAGACACTGAACAGTTGGACCTCCTCGAGTTCGGCGGTTGTGGCTGCATGCTCGAGGAGTAAAAAGCGAGAAGGCCTCCCCGAAGGGAGGCCCGCTCTACACGTTACCTATTAAGGTTACGTTCTTACCTTATCGGTCTAGCCAAGCGATGGCCCATCAACCTCTTCCGATGTCACGTCAAGGACCCTGTTAGATCCCCATTTCGCATAAAAATCTTCTTCGTTGGCAAGATCACCTTGGAAATAAAGATTCAGAATATTTTGCAGTGTCGTTGCGTTCATAACGCCTTCGTCACCTTCGTGAACTAGCAAAGTGTATTTCTTATAGATGCTCATGATCCCTCTTCACTTCTTACGTTGATAATCACCTTCGTGATCTCACCCACTTCATTTCTCTTAACCGTAATAGGGAAATGCCCATCGCGGCCAGTAGCAAACGCAAAACCTAGATAGTTCTCCGTACTCATCAACGGCTCATCAGACCTCAACGGCAACGGATTAAAACAAGTCCCACAATCCCTCGCAATAGTCGCATCCATGATGCTGTAGTACTGCGTATCAGTGATGCCCTCGTTCCTCAAATAGCCAGGGTCAATTATCAACAATTGACCGCTGTCGACGCCCGCCCCAAAATCTTGGGCCAGTGCTCTGTCTGTCTTGGTCATTCTTATCCTTTCCTCGTGTGCTAATGACATTAGCAGC